TTGAATTACTGTAACTTGAATCTCCTAGTTAAGTGTGGTATAATACCAGAAAATTACTAGGAAGTCAACACAATGGATTTAAAAGATATCTTGTCTATGTGGGAAGAGGATAGTAAAATTCCTTCAGCCCACCTAGATGAAACATCTCGTAACACTCCCGCACTACACTCTAAGTACTTGTCTATTCTAGCTGATGCTAAGTTAAAGATGAAAGATGCGGAGTTTAAACAGAAAATCCTTCTGAAAGATAAGTGGTTATATTATAATGGAAAGTTAGACCAAAAGTCAATAGAAGAAAAAGGTTGGGACCCAGACCCCTTTAATGGTCTGAAGATTCTGAAAGGTGAAATGGAACACTACTATGAGAGCGACCCAGAACTTCAGCAATCCGAAGCAAAAATTCAATACATTAAAACTGTGATAGATACACTATCTGAAATTATTAACAATCTTAACTGGCGACATCAGACCATTAAGAATATGATTGACTATAAGAAGTTTGAAGCTGGTTTCTAATGTGATTAAGTTGAAGTTAAAAAATCATGCGATGTTACAGTTAGTGGAGTGTGAAACTTCACTGGCTCAGGAGTTGTATGATTATTTTTCTTTTGACGTGCCAGGCGCACGATATATGCCTGCGTTCAAGTCTCGTCGGTGGGACGGTAAGATTCATCTACTCAATCGTATGAACGGCGAAATCAATGCCGGACTTCTGTCTGAAATAGAACGGTTCATCTACAGAAAAGGTATTCCTTTAAAGTATGAGGAAACACCTTACGGATGGCCTGGAACTAAAAACAAACTGAACCATATGGAACTGATGCGGTGGATTGAGAAAACCAATCTACCGTTTATGCCTCGTGATTATCAGTACGATGCGTTCATTCATGCGTTAGAAAATAAACGAAGCGTTCTAGTATCACCTACAGGTTCCGGCAAATCTTTTATCATCTATCTCTTACTCAAGTGGTACCTTGACCGACACAAAGATAAAAAGGTTCTACTGATTGTTCCTACTACTAGCCTGGTGGAACAAATGTATTCTGACTTCAAAAGTTATAACTTTAACACCGAAGACAACTGCCACTTGATTTATTCTGGTAAAGATAAAGACACTGAAAAACCTGTAATGATTAGTACGTGGCAATCTATTCACAGATTAGGTCCACGATGGTTTGAACAGTTTGGTATGGTGATTGGTGATGAGTGTCATGGATTCAAAGCAAAATCTCTTTCCTCTATTATGAATAAGGCAGTCAACGCTGAGTATCGTTTCGGCACTACCGGAACTCTGGACGGAACACAAACGAACAAGATGGTACTTGAAGGTTTATTTGGACCTGTTCATAAGGTGACAACTACTGTCAAACTACAGGAACAAAAAACCCTCGCAAAATTAGATATAGATATACTGTTACTTAAATATGATAAAGAAATTCGTGACCAACTCTACAACATTACCTATCAAGAAGAAATAGATTTCTTGGTTACGTGCGAGGCTAGAAACAGGTTTATTCGTAATCTCGCTTGTTCCCTTGATGGAAATACACTGGTTTTATTCAACCTAGTAGAGAAACACGGTAAAGTTTTAAGAGATTTAATTGAGAACAAATTAGATAATGGAAGAAAACTATTCTACGTCTCCGGAGAGACAAAGACAACAGATCGTGAAGTTGTTCGAAAAATTGTTGAGAAACAGTCTAACGCTGTGGTACTCGCTTCTCTTGGTACTTTCTCTACTGGCATTAACATTCGGAACTTACATAATATTATATTCGCCTCCCCAAGCAAATCCCAAATCAGAGTCCTTCAGTCCATTGGGCGTGGACTGCGTGTTGCGGAAGATGGACGTAGTACGAGGCTCTACGATATTGCAGACGATTTACGTTGTGGAAAAAAACCAAATTTTACCCTGCGTCATAGTGCCGAAAGAATAAAGATATATAATTCAGAAGAGTTCCCATATAAGATGCATGAAGTAAAGTTATGAATAAAAAAAGAAATATCAAACAATTTGTGCTAACAAACGGACAGGAAATAGTCTGCGATGTTATTGAATGGGCTGAAGAAGACTTCGCAGAAATTGTCGTTCGTAACTGTATGGAAATTGTTTGGGTTCATAACAACGACCAAAGAATTTATATGTTCAAACCCTGGATGCATTATCAAGAAACACATGAAGATTTAATCATTATTAATTCTGACCACATTATCTCAACAGCTGAACCTATGGAATATCTAGTATATCAATATGATGTTGCTGTGAAGGATATGAATGAATCTGGCGATTATAGAAAAATAGAATATTCACATGAAAGAAAGAAAAAGTATCAGAGACTTGCTGATTATTTGATGGAACTTTCAAAAAAAGATGAGGTAGAAAGTTCTGATTCAGATAAACCAAGTAATATTATTCCATTTCCACCCTTAATTCATTAGGTATATGTACCCAATGATTAGGTATAGGTACCCAATGATTAGGTATATTATCCCTGGCGTTCTGAGCTTTAGGGTACCATATTTTTTATAAAAATTCAAGCCCTTGATAGAAAAAAAATTTTGTGTAATAATAAATTCATTGTTTTGTTTATGAGATTTAGTGTATGAAAAAAGAAGAAAAACCCCATTACGTAAATAACGCTGAGTTTTCTCAAGCGGTTGTGGATCATGTTAGGAAGGCGAACGACTATGTTAAAAGTGGCAAGTCAAAACCGATTGTTCCAGATTACATCGCACGATGTTTTCTAAAAATCGCAGAAGGACTTTCTCACAAGGCTAACTTTGTTCGTTATACCTATCGTGAAGAGATGGTGATGGATGCTGTTGAGAACTGTTTGAAGGCGATTGACAACTATAATATAGAGACCGCTACACGTACAGGGAAACCAAATGCGTTCGCATACTTTACTCAGATTTCTTGGTATGCGTTCTTGCGTAGGATTCAGAAAGAAAAGAAACAACAAGATATCAAACTTCGATACCTTTCTGAAACAGGTTTGGAACAACTGGTTGCTGAAGAATTTGAGAACAACCCAGCTGCAAAACAAACACAGGCATTCATTGATGACCTGCGTGAACGTATTGATGCTGTGAAGGAAAACGATGAGGCGATTAAAGAGTATTCCAAACAAGAACGTAAGAAAAGAACTCGGCACGTTGACTCAGACTTGACAGACTTCTTGGTTTAGTGTATAATGGCAAGATTCTGGACTATTTGGAAATACGCATTAGGTGGTTTTTCAGATGATAAAACCGAACCTTATGATGATTATGTTGCGGTTCTGCGTACTGTAATCGTTGGCGTAAACTTTATGACTTGTTTTTTTATAATGGCAAACGTGGTGCATAACTGGTGAAAGTAGCTATACTGAATGATACCCATTGTGGTATTCGTAACTCTTCTGAAATCTTTATGGAATATCAATCACGGTTCTATACCGATGTTTTCTTTCCATATTTAAAAGAACATAACATCAAAAAGATTCTGCATCTTGGAGATTATTATGAAAACCGTACTTCGATCAATTTTAAAGCATTGCATCATAATCGGAGAATATTTCTTGATAAGCTTAGGGATAATAGTATTCACATGGATATTATTCCAGGCAATCACGATTGTTATTTCAAGAACACCAATCGGTTAAATGCACTGAAAGAACTTCTTGGTCATTATATGTCTGAGGTTCGTATCATTGAAGAACCCGAAGTGGTGGATTATGATGGATGTAAGGTTGCCCTTATTCCGTGGATTAACAGCGAGAATGAAAAACGAGTAAAAGATTTTATCTCTACATGTAAGGCTGATATCTGCGGCGCTCACCTCGAACTGAGTGGTTTTGAGATGCAAATGGGTATTCCGTGTACCGATGGAATGGACGCCAGTTTATTCTCAAAGTTTGATATGGTTTTGTCTGGTCACTTTCATACCAAATCACAGAACAATAACATTCACTATCTTGGTTCACAGATGGAGTTCTTTTGGTCTGACTGTAATGATAAAAAATATTTTCATGTGTTTGATACTGACACACGAGAACTGACTGCTATTGAGAACCCTATTACAATCTTCGAAAAGATTTTGTATGATGATACAACATCCAAACAAGCCCTTACTAAGGTATCACATCTCGATAACAAATTCGTAAAGGTGATTGTGATTAATAAATCCAAACCCGCTGAGTTTGAAAAGTTCATTGACCGAATCAATTCCAAGAAAATCTATGGACTACAGATTGCGGAGAACTTTCAGGACTTCGCTGGGGCACAAGTAGACGATGAAAATATTTCTATTGAATCGACAGATAAATTGTTGTATACTTACATAGATGCGGTTGACACTGACTTGGACAAAGACCGTATCAAAAATAAAGTACACGAGTTAATGATTGAGGCGCAAAGCTTAGAAATCGTATGATTAAATTTCGACAACTGAAATACAAAAACTTTCTTTCTACCGGCGACCAATGGACAACTATCAACCTAGAGTTGGTTAAGTCTTCTCTTATCGTTGGTCAGAATGGTTCGGGTAAGTCTACGATGTTGGACGCCTTATCATTCGTTCTGTTCGGTAAGGCCCATCGTAATGTGAACAAACCACAACTGGTTAACTCAGTCAATAATAAAGACTGTGTAGTTGAGGTAGAGTTTTCTGCGCTGGGACAAGAATTTAAAATTGTTCGTGGAATCAAACCCGCAAAGTTTGAGATATGGCAAGACGGTACCATGATCAACCAAGACAGCCATGCCAAAGAATATCAGAAGGTTTTAGAACAGAACATTCTGAAATTAAATCATAAATCATTTCATCAAATCGTGGTGTTGGGTAGTTCATCGTTCATTCCGTTCATGCAACTACCAGCCCAACATCGAAGGGAGGTTATTGAAGATCTACTAGATATTAATGTCTTTTCTAAAATGAATACTATTCTGAAAGAAAAGATTGCTACACTGAAAGAAAAGATTGTTGAGAACACTCACAATTTAGACCTAGTTAATTCGAAGATAGATACACAAGAAGATCATATCTTTGAAATAGAAAAAATCTCTGAATCTGCCAAAAGTAAATATGAAGATGAACTAATTGAGCAGCAAGCAGAGTTGGCCCGCCTGGAGAAACTCGTTGATGGGTATACAGATACCAAACTGCGAGAAGTGGAAAAGTTACTTTTTGCAACTAAAAAACAGATTGATAAACTTGAGAAGTTTGACTTTCAGTTTGATCAGAAGATTAAGAAGTTCGATAAGGATGTAGCGTTCTATGAGGATAACGACACATGTCCCACCTGTGATCAAGAGATCACCGCTGATACCAAGAGTAGAAAAATTTCAGAAACTATCGACTCAAGAGGAGAAATCGAAGACGGCAAACTCAAACTCGAACTCCAAATATCAACGCAATACGATGAGATGACAAAATATGAAAACCTTTTGCGTGAAGAAACATCTGAGTTTCAAGATGTCGAAATGCACAGGCGTGACATTAGAACCACCAAAGCCAGAATTGCAAGTTTACAAGATACTCTATCCGCAGGGGGGATGCACCTGGATAGTTTGCAAACCGCAAAATCTACGCTTGAGGATTTACGAAGATCTCGTGAGGAGATCGTGCAAGGGAAAATGGATCTCGCAGAGGAACGAGAATATAATAACGTTATTACCGAAATGCTCAAAGACTCGGGCATCAAAACGAAAATCATCAAACAATATTTGCCCGTTATTAACAAACTCACGAACCAATACCTGCAAGTCCTTGACTTCTACGTCCACTTTGACTTGGATGAGGGGTTCAACGAGACAATACGATCAAGACACAGAGATGTCTTTTCCTATTCCTCGTTTAGTGAGGGCGAGAAACAGAGGATAGACCTTGCATTACTTTTCACTTGGAGACAGGTGGCTAGAATGAAAAACTCTGTCGCAACCAATCTATTGATTCTTGACGAAACGTTTGATTCGAGTTTGGATGCGGATGGTGTAGAAAATTTGTTGAAGATATTAGACACGCTTGACGATGAGACAAACGTGTTTATTATTTCTCACAAAGGCGAACTGTTAGATAATAAGTTTGAAAGAAAGATTGAGTTTACAAAATCTAAAAATTTCAGCAAAATTGTTTGACATTTATATTATAATTTGGTACTATATATTAACTGCAACTCAAAATTCAATACAGGAGTAAAAAATGAGTGAAGTAGAAAATGTAGATGTAGTAGATCAGGCACCCGAAGGCGAAACCATTAAAGTTTCAATTTCTCTGCAAGACTTTGCTGCAATGGTAAACATCATTGATGTCGTATCACAACGTGGTGCTATCAAGGGTGAAGAAATGGAACTGGTTGGTGGCATCCGCACACGATTGGTTAATTTTATTCAAGCAGCATCACCACAACAACAGCCTGCCGCTGCAGAAGATGAAACTGCTGAAGAAGATGTGGTCGTAGAAGAAGTAACCGCTGAAGAGTAAAACTTTAGAGAAATTATATTATGGAACTTTCTGATAAAACAATGTCGGTTCTCAAGAACTATGCGACAATTAATCCCAACATCGTAATTGAAAAAGGTAATACAGTTAAAACAATTTCAGAGGCGAAGAATGTTCTGAGTTCTTCTAAATTGGATATTAATTTTCCTGAAACCTTCGGCATTTATGATCTGAACGAATTCATCAGTGTGTTATCACTCGTTGACAGCCCACGTCTGAAATTTGAACAGAATTATGTTTTGGTGATTGACAACTCAGGACGGTCAAGGACAAAGTATCATTACTCTGACCTCGACATCTTGACAAAACCATCAAAAGATATTATAATGCCTGAACCTGATGTTAAGTTTACACTAGATAAAAACACTCTATCAAAAATCAAAAGAGCATCTTCAGTCCTTGGACATACAGAACTTTCTGTAAGCGGTTCCAGTGGTGTGGTATGTCTTTCGGTGATTGATAGTAAAGACGCAACGTCTAATGTGTTTTCTATTGATGTAGATGGAACATATGGAAATGAAAATTTTAATTTCATTTTTAATATCAGCAATCTAAAGATGGTTGATGGTGATTATGAAGTTGGGATTTCATCTAAATTAATCTCACATTTTGTGAATAAAGAAACAGCTACTGAATATTGGGTAGCACTTGAAAAATCTAGTACTTACGGAGTATAAAATAATGTCTGATAATTTCGAACAAATTGCTGACCTTGCAAATCGTGTAACTCGAAGCACAGTTGCAGTAATTGATACGGTGGCTGCACGTGGTGGTTTTCGTGGTGAAGAACTTGCTACGATTGGTCAGTTACGTGATCAAAGCATTGCGTTGATTCAGTTGCTTGAAAATGAAGGTGAACAGGGGCCTGGTCCAGAACCTATTCCTGATGAAGTATAATAATTTTTCTTCTTACTCCTGATGATTTTAGCGGGATTAGCTCAGTTGGTAGAGCGCAACCTTGCCAAGGTTGAGGTCGTGAGTTCGAACCTCGCATCCCGCTCCAATCTTTTTTATATTATGTTTTATGGAGAAAAATTAAATGTCATTCGACTTTTTGTGGGTCGAGAAGTATCGCCCCAAAACTATTCAGGATTGTATCCTTCCACAATCATTAAAAACTGTCTTTGAAAAAATAGTTGCAAACGGTGACTTGCCCAATATGTTGTTCACTGGAACAGCTGGTTTGGGTAAGACTACCGTTGCAAAGGCATTATGTAATGAACTGGACCTAGACCATATTGTTATCAATGGGTCTGAAGAAGGTAACATTGACACACTACGTGGAAAGATTAAACAGTTTGCGTCATCAATCTCTTTGCAAGGCGGGTACAAGGTAGTCATTCTCGATGAGGCTGATTACCTAAATCCCCAATCTACACAACCAGCGTTGCGTGGGTTCATCGAAGAGTTTTCTGACAACTGTCGATTCATTCTTACCTGTAACTTCAAGAATCGTATCATTGAACCACTTCATTCTCGATGTGGTGTGTACGAGTTTAATACTACCAAGAAAGAACTCGCAGAACTCTGTGGAGTTTTTCTTACTCGCCTAAAATATATTCTTGATACCGAAATCGTTGAATATAAAAAAGAAACGTTGATGCCCCTAGTTTGGAAACACGCTCCTGATTGGCGCCGTGTTATCAATGAGTGTCAGAGACATTCTATTGGCGGTCAACTTGAAACGTTGGTACTGAACTCGACGGATAACAATGATTATGATTTGTTGTTCAAAGCTCTTAAAGATAAAGACTTTAAGAAAATGCGAACGTGGGTGGTGAACAACGTAGATGTTGACCCCAACACAATCTTTCGTGGTATCTATGACCGAATGTATGATAATGTAGAAACCAATACCATTCCGAATCTGGTATTGATTCTTGCAGACTATCAATATAAGAACGCATTTGTCGCTGACCACGAACTGAATATGGTTGCTTGTCTTACAGAACTTATGGCTAATATAAATATAAAATAGTCTTTCAAGTAAGTTTCTATTTTGACAAATTACCTTGCGTTTATAACATCAATCACACTTGCGGTGATTGCGGCATTCTTTTCTATTATAGGTTTGTCCACTATATTCGCTGGTGCGTTTTGGTCAGTAGTTATTATGGCCAGCGCACTGGAAGTGGGTAAACTCGTAACTGCCGCATGGTTACACCTTGAATGGAAACGAATCAGTATTCCAATCAAATCGTACCTAACACTCGCTGTGGTGGTGTTAATGTTTATCACCAGTATGGGTATCTTTGGATATCTTTCTAAAGCACATTTAGAACAGGAAACCAAGACATCCAATAACAGTGTTAAACTAGAAAATGTACAAAGAAAGTTGGCGTCAGAAACTCGCCGTTTAGATGCGATAGATAAACAACTGGGTTCTTTAGACGCTGCGCTTGACGAGTATATCGAAAGAGGATTTGTCACCAGAGGTTTAAAGGCGAGGGAGGAACAAAAAGAAGAACGCACACAATTAGAATCCTCACGAACGGATATCTCTTTAACTATTGACAAACTACAAGAAGAAGAGTTAGAATTAAAGAGAGAAAATATTGCGTTTGAACTAGAGATTGGTGCGATTAAATATATCGCAGAACTAATCTACGGCGACGAAGCACAGAACTACTATGACAAGGCTGTCCGTGGAGTTATTCTTTCGTTGGTGTTTGTCTTTGACCCACTCGCTGTTGTATTGTTAATTGCAAGTACAAAGGCGATTGCGACCAGAAGAGAACAGACGCCAACAACGGTTAAGACAAAGGAAGTTTTGATACTGGATGATATCAAAGAAACGCCAGTAGAAACTATACGAGAAGAAACTGTGCAGGAAGTGTCGGTATCGGAACCAACACCCAAACCTAAATTTAATGCGAAACAACTAAAAAGGCCCAAGTGGGTGAAAGATGCAATCGCTACTACTAGGGGTTATGTCACTAAGACTGGCGAACTACTTGATAGCCGTAAGATGACTCAAGAACAAGCTGACTTAATTAATGAGATGTATGAAAAGAACAAAAAATGAATCCATTTGAATTTGTGAATAGTATTAACTATACTAAAGAAGATATTATGATTGATGATGAAGCGGAGAAAGAATATCTACCGTTTATTGTAAATCGTCAACTTTCCTATTTCCAAGATACTGTGATGCTCTCGAATGAGATGAACAAGTATCATCATATCGACAAAAAGTTACAATTTCATTTTTTACTAAATATAGTTAGAAAAAGGAAGCGTTTTACTAAATGGGGTAAACCTTCCGGCGTCGATGATTTGGAAGTTGTTAAAGAGTTTTATGGATACAGCAATGAAAAGGCTCGTTCTGCTATATCTCTTTTAACACCTGAGCAAATAGAAACAATTAAGAATAAGGTGTATAAAGGTGGAAGAAAATAGTCTATGGAATCCTAACGACCTGTTAGAAATTATATTAAACGAACCCGATGATTTCCTAAAAATTCGTGAAACATTAACACGCATCGGAGTCGCCTCTAGAAAAGAACAAAAACTTTATCAGTCCTGTCATATCCTTCACAAACAGGGCCGGTATTTTATCGTTCACTTTAAAGAATTGTTCTTACTCGATGGTAAGAAGTCTAATCTCGAAGAGAACGATATTGCTCGAAGAAACACGATTGCCACTTTACTTTCGGATTGGGGTTTGTTAAAATTAGATAATCCTAAGAAAGCTGAAGTGTGTGCGCCGTTACGTCAAATTAAAATCATCTCGCACAGAGATAAAGACCAATGGGAGTTGTGTCCTAAGTACAATATCGGTAACAAGTAAATTATATTTTTAAAATATTATATGAGGAAGTGAAATGAAATTAGTAATTGCTGGTTATGGACCAGTGGGTCAAGCTGTACATTATGCATTAGAACACCATCCTGCCCTTCAGTCTCCCTATATTGGTAGTCAAAATGTAGAGAAGATGAAAAAACGAGATCACGCTGTATGGGTCGATGACCCACACGTCTTGAAGTATGATGGCAGAACATACCATAATGTTGACCCAAAAGACGTTGGTGAAATCGACGGCGTAATCGTTTGTGTCGCTACACCTATGCGAAAAGACGGCACTTGTAATACCGATCATGTTGAAGAAGTTTTTCGTAAATACGGTGACACGAGATATTTAATCAAGTCTGCTGTAGATCCCGTTTGGTTAACGAACTACGCAAAAGCATTCAAAGGTAGTTACACATACTGTCCAGAATTTTTGAGAGGTAGTCACGCTCACGCTAATCCAACTGATGAATTCATGAATCAAGAGTTTGCCATTTTTGGTGGTGACGATTGTCGATGGTGGGACGAACTTTTCAGAACTGTCTTACCCAATTTGAAGAATGTTAAGTACGGAACTCTAGAACAAGCTGCTTTCGCTAAGTATGTCGAGAATTGTTTCCTTGCGACTAAAGTAACTTTCTTCAATGAGGTGTATAAAATCTATCATGAAATTGGATTTGATGGTTTTGACCAAATGGTAGATATGATTACTTTAGATCCTCGTGTTGGTAGGTCTCACACACAAGTACCTGGCCCAGACGGTAAATTTGGTTATGGTGGCCATTGTTTTCCAAAAGATATGGCAGCGTTAAGAAACCTTAGTAATAACACACCATTACTAGATACGGTTGTAGATATCAACGAAGAAAATAGAAAATAGTTGACTTTTAAAAACAAAAGTGTTATATATATTAACGACTTCGCGGAATGGTCCGGAAGTTAGACAACAACCTTGCTTAAAGATAAGGAGGCCGTTATGGTTAATACAAGAACTAAGGTGTTTTCATTCCCACATTCTCGTTTCATTGGTTTCGACCACGTATGGAATGAGATCGAACGATTAACTGAGATGGGTGCTAACGAGAAGGGGTTTCCTCGGCACAATATTGTAAAATATAGTGACACGGAATACTCCATGGAGTTTGCGCTTGGAGGTTATCGCAAAAAAGATTTAGAGATCGAGGCGAAGCCCGGTGTCTTAATCGTCAAGGGTAATCCCGAAGATGATAAGAAGGAATACCTTCACAAAGGGATTACTACGAAGAAATTCGTGGAAACATTTAGACTCGCTGACCATGTTGTCGTTGATGGAGCTGAATTCGTCAACGGTTTACTAGTCATTAAATTGAGAGTTGAACTGCCCGAAGAACAGCGTCCGAGAAAGATCGAAATACAATCTCACTCATAAGGACGTAAAATGAAAAAAGAAATCTTAGCCGCATGTAGCGGTGTTATTTTCGCAGCATCACTTGTTGCTCAACCTGTACAAGCAGACGAACAAGACTATGTTGCCAAAGCAACCGAAGATGGTAAGTTTTGTGCACGAGTTGAAGTTCGTGGACCTGCTGGTCTTACTGTTAAAAAAATGAAGTGTCGTACCATTCAAGAATGGGAAGCCGCTGGTTATAAGGTATCTGCAAAGGAGGAGTAATGAAAGTTTTATGTAGCGAAGAAGCGCAAGCGGTTTACATGCTTGCTACTGCATTATTAGTTGCGCCAGCAATGATTGTGTTGACGGTGGTATCATGATTATCAAGATCAGGAACTACACGTTAGCAGCAATTGTTGTAGGTGGTTGTATACTAGGATTTATGGGTCCAATCATGTACCCTGAGTTGATGGTAAACGCTACTTATATGCCAATGATTTAATGTGGTAGGGTTTCCGTGGCGTTCCTCCCAAAAACGCCACACCACCCTTGACTTCCTATAAATTTTATCATATAATGGGTCTATGAATTTTTATACATCAGTCTCAAAATACGGCAACAATCTTCTGTATCGTGGATTTAAAAACGGACAGAGGGTTGAAGAAAAAATCAAATTCAAACCAGTACTCTTCGTACAATCTCCCAAAGCGACCAACAAGTATAGAAGTCTTGACGGACACAAAGTTTCTCCAATCGAATTCGATTCGATGCAGGACGCCCGTGAGTTCGAACAACGATACAAGGCGGTCCCAAACTTTCCTGTCTATGGTCAGACAAACTTTGTCACTCAGTTCATCGCAAACAAATTCCCGAACGAAGTTAAGTTCGATAGGGATATGGTAAACGTTTGTACAATCGATATCGAGGTGGCATCAGACGAGGGATTCCCAGCTCCAGACGAGGCGAAACATCCTGTCATTTCTATCACAGTCAAAAACAATCAGGACAACGTATATTATGTTTTCGGATTATACGACTATGATGAAACTTTATCTGAAAAAAATGTTAAATACTTTAAGTGTACTGATGAACCGGCACTTCTACAATCCTTCTTAGGTTGGTGGAAAGGTAACTGCCCTGATATCGTAACAGGCTGGAACACCAAGTTGTTTGATATACCGTACCTGGTAAATCGAATGATGAACCTGTTCACCACAAACGAATATCTGGAAATGTCGCCGTGGAAGTTGGTACGCAAAAGAATGATTCCATCACTGGGAGGCCGAGAACAAATCTCGTATGACCTTGAGGGTATTGTTCAGTTGGACTACTTCGACCTGTTTAAAAAATTCACATGGAATACGTATGGACAACAAGAATCTTACAAACTGGATCACATCGCAAACGTGGTGCTTGGTGAACGAAAACTCAGTTACGATGAGTATGGTTCTCTTCATTCACTTTACAAACATGATTTTCAGAAGTTTATTGACTATAACATAAAAGACGTTGAACTGGTTGACCGCCTTGAAGAGAAGTTGGGTATCATCACTCTGGTGATGACAATGGCGTATGGTGCGAAAACAAATCTTGGTGATGCGTTGGGCACCACGGCTATCTGGGATGCAATCATCTATAACGAGTTGATGTCTGAGGGTAAGGTCATTCCACCCAAACCACCCGTTGCAGAAGTCAACAATAAAATTGCTGGTGGATTTGTGAAAGAACCTGAAGTGGGTGCTCACGATTGGGTCTGTTCGTTTGACCTGAACTCTCTGTACCCTAACATTATTGTACAATACAATATGTCCCCCGAAACTCTTAGTGACGATGGTGTGTGTGAGGCTGCGAACGGAACACGATACTCTAATAAGTTTGAAGGTATTATACCTAAAGTTATTCGTAAGTTTTATGACCGTCGAGTTGGTATCAAGAAAGAAATGTTGGAGGCGAAACAAGAATACGAAAAGAATCCTTCCAAGAAACTTGCGATAAAGATTGATACACTTGACACTGAACAAACGGGTATCAAGATTCTAATGAACTCTCTCTATGGTGCTCTCGCAAACAAATGGTTTCGTTACTTTGACCATCGACTTGCTGAGGGTGTCACATTGTCCGGCCAGCGTGCGATACGTTGCGCTGAGAAGGCGGTAAACGATGAGATGCAGGAATTACTAGGGACAAAAGATGATTATGTGATTGCGATTGATACTGACTCCGTTTATATCAATATGTCTCAGTTGGTGAAACAACACAACCCAGCGAACCCCGTTAACTTCCTCGACAAGGTGTGCGAACATTTTGAAAATGTAATTGAGAAGGCGTATGACAACCTCGCAAAAGAAACCAATGCGTATGTCAATCGTATGGTGATGAAACGTGAGGTGATTGCTGACCGTGGTATCTGGATGGCAAAGAAACGATACATTCTCAACGTACACGATAGTGAGGGTGTTCGGTTTGCGGAACCCAAACTCAAGATGATGGGTATCGAGGCCGTCAAGTCATCGACGCCCCAGATTGTTCGTGAACGTTTCAAGGATTTGTTCTCTATTATCGTAACCGGAACCGAAGAAGAAACTCAAGAATTTATTCGAAAGTTTCGCCAAGAGTTTTCGTCTTTACCACCCGAAGATGTGGCCTTTCCACGTGGTGTAAGTGAGTTGCGTAAGTGGGAAGACAAGACTACCATCTATGGTAAGGGTACACCCATTCACGTTCGGGGTGCGCTTCTATATAATCATTACATTCGGTTCGAGGGTCTTCAGAACAAATACGAAAAGATTCAGGACGGGGAGAAAATCAAATTCATTTATCTGCGAGTCCCCAACAAAATCAAAGAAAATATTATTTCGTTCTCTGGTCAATTTCCCAAAGAATTGGGGTTGACATCATCCGTTGATTATGATAAGATGTTTGCTAAAACATTCCTTGACCCACTGGAACCGATTCTTTCGGCTGTGGGTTGGGAAGCAGAACCAAAGGCAACACTTGAGGATTTCTTTGGATGATAACCGAATTCTGTGTGATTTGTGGGACGAAAGATAACCTTCACGTTCATCATATTGTTTGTAAAAATGGTATGCTGAAACCTATTTCTGGTGACTACGAACATCCTACAAATCTTATAACTCTTTGTACTGATCATCATGGGTGGATCCATGGCTTGAAACCTAATGCTTTTAATAACTGGAAGAATCTAACAAAGATTGGTATAAAAAGAGCGAAAGCAGAGGGTAAATATAAAGGACGCAAGCCAACTGCGAGGGCGATGGGAGAACAGATTAAAAAGTTACACCAAGAAGGTAAGAAACCATCCGTAATCGCAAAAGAACTGGGGATTGGTGTGGCGTCTGTTTATCGTTATAGAGTATAAGGATTTCTTTGGATAATGTACTCACTCACAATGTTTCAAAATCAGTTCGATAACAAAACCCATAGGACTATGGAGTTTACCACGTGGGCAAAATTCGAATCATTACTAAAAGGTTTATCAGTTAAAGAAGGTCAGAAAGGTGGAAACAATTCTTCTCCTCTTATTACTCCTGCTCATTATCTTCCCAACACTACGAGGTCTAATAAAAATGTTGATTATTGGGGTGGTTGGGCTGCTGTTGATGTGGACGATTTCTTTTCTTCTGATAGCGTACTTCCTGTCGATTTAGTTCCGTCTCTACAGGATATTTGCGGTCAGTATCATTTCGTATGTTACTCCACCGCAAGCAGTACACCAAACTACCCTAAGTTTCGATTGGTGTTCCCGTTGATTGATATTGTATACGCTGATGACATACCACATTTCTGGCACGCTCTGAATAAAGAACTGCAAGACATTGGTGACAAACAAACAAAAGATTTGTCACGAATGTATTATGTTCCGGCACAATATCCGGACGCATTTAATTTCTTCTTTATCAATGCGGGTCAACACGTTCATCCTAAGACCCTGATGGACAAGTGGGCCTTTGAGGCTCCGAAGGGTAGAAACTTTCTAGATAAGTTGCCTGAAAAACTTCGAGATGAAGTGATTAAATATCGAAAAGAACAGGCACAGAACACAGAAATCACATGGGTGTCATATAAAGACTGTCCATTCTTTCCGAAGAAACTAGGACAAGAATATATGTTACTCAGTGGTACAGGATGGTATCACAAAATGTATCAGATTATGGTGGCGATTGCTGGTAACGCCGTTAAATCTGAATATCCCATCACACCAAAACAGATTGCAGACCTA